CCTTTATACGGAGTTAGCGTATCTTCCATATACTCCATTGGCCAACCTGTACGCACTACTTTATTAGTTACGTTAAAGTTTGGATCGTAACCACCTTTACCTAGTAAATTCCTACCAAGCATTTCAATATGGAATGTTGTAGCAAAGTAGTTGTGGTCAAATGCGTGATAGAAACTTTGTTCTGCGTGACGTACCCAAGGAGCATCGCCAATAAGACGACCTAGGAAGTCTTGAGGATCGTAACTGCCAGCATGCCATAAGCCATGTGTGATTACTTTAATGCCAAGTAATTCACTCATGTACTTTAGGTTTATGATACCAGGGTGCCAAGCATCAGTAAAGATGAAGTGATCACCAGGAGCCACTGATCCGGAGCAAAACAACCTGCCCATTTGCTCAACTTGGGCAGACTTATATATATTGGTGCCACCAAAATTAAGAAAAGCGCCAGGAGTGGTTGCACTAGGAATATCCGTAGGGCCAGATATAACTTGAACATTGTGACCTCTCTTTCTGAGAATGTTAGGTACATGGGTCTTCCATTGACCCGTGTACCTGGTCTCTACTGCTTCTAAATCAACGAGAAAAATTGTCATTTCTGTTGTACTGTGGACGAGGATTCTTACCTAAGTAAGGCTTGCGCTCACCATTCCACGGCTTTTTAGGCTTAGTGGAATACTCAAAGTCACGATAGACCTTTGAGTTACGGTTGTACAAGTCTGCCGGATTGAACGGCAATAGATTAAACCTGCAAAAATCATGCAGGGCCTCGAGATCGTCAAAAATTTGAACGACTTCTTTTTTCATCATTGTTTCCTTTAGTATTTGATGAATGAACCATTTTCTCCGTCTTCGGAGACCTCAATCCAAATCTCGCGATTTGGATACTTTTGCGAAATAATGTCATACAGTTCGTCTGACATCATCTCACAACTTTTATAGTCAAGGCTTATAGTGGCACCTTGACCATTATACAGCGACTCGAGCCATCGTTTGAATTGGATAAATTCGATGTCCCTGTCATTATGTTGCACACTGATCCACACCCTGAAATGAAAGATGTGGCGATGAGGGTGACCCAAAAACGATACGTCATATTCGTCTCCTGTAGCAAGGTTAGGATCTGTGAGAGCCGCAGGATACTTATGAATGCCTTCCTTACGGAAAGTCACCCAGATCATTTTGTTTGGTCGAATGTCTTGTTTGATAATCATTTGATAATTTCGTCGTTTGAATATTTGTCCCAAGAAGTGAATTTGGTACTATCTTTTAGATCGTGTAGGCTATGACACCAGACACCGGGATTGGTTGCTTTAAAATCTTTGTCATCGATCTTAAGCATTGTATTATAATTCCAAAGTTTGATATAAGGAATTGGAACTCTAATTTGTGGGATAAACATATCGAAGTCGTTCAACCCGCCTTCGTTGAACTCTTCAACTTGATTCATAGGAATGTCGAGACTGCACCAATAACATTTTTCGAGAAAATATGTAATCATTTCTTCCCATGCTTTATGCTCGTCATAAGTGCTGGGATTAAAACTGTGATTGGCGCCAAAGAAGATATGCTTTATGTCATGATTTGACAAAGCACCTTCAATGGCTTCTACGGGCTGTACACCAGTTACAAACAAAGTATTCATACCGTATGCAGGCGTATGTTCTACTTCGTGCCCGATAAAGAATGTAGCACTATCGTTAACACCGCTTTTATAATCACGCTTCATCTGTTTTTACTTCGTTTTCAAGTTGATCCAATTTGGCTTCTTCGTCTTCAGTAAACT